TTGCTTGAGGTCAGGAGACCTTGTGTTAGACTGCACACACAGTACAGAGGTCTTGTGTAAAGAATGCAAGGCTTTAAGAGAGAAATAAAAAAAGCCCTCTTGGTCTTGAGGGCTTTTAATTATGTTATGTAAACATCCCTTCCGAGGAATAGTACGAAATTAAATTAAATAAATTAAACAAACAAATGCAATTAGTAAAAGATGTAGATACAAACTACAAAGATTATATGTTTATCCGTAACATATTAAGAAAAGGATACACTCACGAATCAACAGTATTAGGTTTATGTATTAAACATAATATGAAAAACTGCCGTCAGAAACTCTACGACCTTGTAGATTTAGGTCAGGTAGAAAAAATTGAGGTGAAAAGAAGTATTGGTGTTGAAGATTACGTAAGAAAATACAAATACGTTCTTAAAAAAACAGAGTTATCTTGCTATGCAGCAGCAGGTGTAGATAAGCTAGGAGGTTGGCAAGCAGATAGCGAAATAAAACGCAGGTTAGATTTCGATTCTTTGCTACTTATGGTTTCAAAGTTTTATGATGAGCCTAAGATAGATATAATATCTACGTCAAGAAAAAGAGAGCTTGTAATACCTAGACAAATGTTTTGCTATATAGCGAGGTTTAATATCCCTAATATAACTTTATCTAAGATAGGAAAGTTTCTTGGCAATAGAGACCACTCTACTGTGATACATTCAGTAAATCAAGCTGAAAATTTTATGAGCTACGACAAGCAGTTTCAAGCTGATTACAGAAGGTTGGTTGATTTTATAAATAAAAAATTAGGATAATTAAAATATATTATTTAGATTTGAAACCACAGGGATGAAATTGTCTGCATACGAAAAGGAGAGATTAGCTCACATCAACTATAAGATGGGAGTTATTCACGACTTTGTAGATGACATCTATGAACTTCTAGTCGACAGAGATTTTGATGAATTGAGTGATGTGCTTGTCGAGTTAATCGAGGAGTTAAGAGAAATTCAATTATCAATTACCGATGAGCTATAGTGATTTTAGACCAAGACTAAAAGGCAACAAAAAAGATGCCTACCTAAACTTAACCAAAAACGAAAAGCGTATACTTGTTATAGGTGACCTGCACGCACCATTTACCCTTGACGGGTACTTTGAGTTCTGTAAGGACACCTATGCAAAGTATAACTGCAATCAAGTAATTTTTATTGGAGATATAATCGACAACCACTACTCGTCATTTCACGCAACTGACCCGGATGGGATGGGCGGTGGAGATGAGCTTGACTATGCGATTGAAGAGATTGCTAAGTGGCGAGATGAGTTTCCAAAAGCAGATGTGTGTATTGGAAACCACGATAGAATAATAATGCGTAAGGCTTTTGATTCTCAGATTCCTGCACGTTGGATAAAAGATTACAATGATGTACTTGGAACTAATTGGAATTGGGTTGAGCAGGTTGTCTATGATGGTGTACAATACGTTCACGGTGAAGGAGGAACAGCCCGGACTAAATCTAAGAATGATATGATGTCAACCGTACAGGGACATATCCATACACAGGCATATACCGAATGGAATGTAGGTAAGAACTTCAAGATATTCGGAATGCAGGTAGGTTGTGGAGTTGATGGTAAGTCATACGCAGCAGCGTATGCTAAGAACTTCAAGAAGCAAGCTATTGGATGTGGTGTAGTATTCGGTGGACATACAGCAATTAACTGTATGATGGAGCTATGAGTTTAATAAGAAACAGTAATCAAGTAAAGCAAGCTATAGATTTTACAGGTGTTCAAAATGGTAGAATACATCCATCAGATATAGATGCGGTTTTAGAGTTTGATAATGAGGCTTTAATACTTATAGAAGTAAAGAGAGAGAACAACGATATACCTACAGGTCAAAGACTTTTGTTAGAAAGAATTTGTAATTCTTGGAGAACAGATAAATCTATAGTTTTAAAAGTAGTTCATAAATATAAAAACGACTCATCAGACATACCATTAGATATGTGTATGGTTGAAAGCTGTTATTATAATAAAAAGTGGATTGATAAAAAATCAACATTAATAGATGCCTTAAATAATATAGGCGTTAAGTGGAATATTAAAAAATTAAAATTTTAAATGGCAACATACGATGATAAATTAAGAACACTAGAAGCATTAAGAGAATCAGATGCAATGGTTGTAACAGGGTTTGGAGAAGCTCTTATGGGCTATTGTGACTTCAGAGGTAATCTAGTGGCAGCTTATGACATAGACAAGTGTATAGATATAATTGCACAAGATATGGAGTATGAAGATGCTATAGATTATTTTTACTTCAACATACACGGTGCGTATGTAGGAGAAGGTTCACCAATTTTCATAAGATTAGACCACAACATATGAGCAAAGGACCAAACTACGAAGAATTTATAATAGCTACGCTAATTAATTTAGCTATAGTTTTGTTCGTCTTGAAGTTAATCTTGTAATCTTCTTAGGCTTAAAGATGTTCTTCATCTTCTTTGGCTTAACTCTTGCAGGTAGATTCTTTGAGCCGTATTCCTTCTCCCACTTTGCTGCAAGCTCGGGCATATTTTTGTACATATATCGTCTCTGTGCTTCGCTTTTAAATGGCATAATTATCTTCTTGTTCTTGAACTTCTTGTTTGTCTCCTCGGTCTTTCTTTTCCTTTACGAAATGCAGGTGCATAATTAATATCTCCTCCTTCTTTTATTATTTTATTCACTCTTCTCTGTAAGTTTTTTAATCTTTTTTCGGCTAACTTTTCGTCATATCCTTCAGATTTAGGACCGAACTGAACCTCCCAAAGTGAATAATCATTGGTCTTCATATCTTTTTCGTCTTCATATCCCATTAGTTTTTCTTCCATAGCTTGCTTTTCTATTTTAGCTTTCTTTTTAGCTACAGTTAAATCCTTATATATGTCCTGATAAACCATCTTTTTTATATCTCTATAAAAAGGAATCATATTTAGATTACCAAATATTTCAAGAAGAAGCCTGTCTGTTCTTTCTCTATTTTGTCTTACTACTGCATCAGCTTTTGTTTTTTCAGGTGCAGTAGCTTGTTTAATCATAAAGTCTATTGACTTCATAAAAGGAGTAAGTGGACCTCCTATTTTCATTATAACATCACCTAAATCAGATTGTCCTTCTCTTCCTGTTTTTTGAAATAGATTAAATTGTATGGCATCTTTATATGGGTCATAATCGCCATTTCTTAAAAACTGTAATTGCTCCTCATTAAACCATTCTACACCCGCATTTATAATACTTTTGAAAGCATTGCCAAAATCTCTACCCAACGTAAGCTGAGTGAAAGTTGAAGCAAGTGCCTGACCAAGTTCTTGATAGAATGATTTTTCATCAGCATATAATAGCTCTTCATCCTCGATTTCATCTCCAAATATTTCATTAGAAATTTTCAACATAATTTCTGTCATCAAGTTCATACCTACGGTATAAAGAGTCATACGAACAGTAACTGCTGCTAATAATGCTGCTCCTTGCTTTCTACTCATTTCTCCTCTTCCCACCATAGCATATACACCTGTCCTAGCTGCTGCATATTCAAAATGCAAGAATTTTGTCATAAACTTATTGAATACATTATATCCTTTCAGCAATGTAGATTGATTAGGTTTTACAGTACCTTTAAGTATACCCATAAATGGATTATCTGTTGCACCGGTTTGAGTTGTTTTATTATCTGCCTTTTTCTTAGCAGCATCCAATGCCTTAGCGTTTTCGTTCATATACGCTTCGTCATTTTTAAGTATCTTTTGGAAGTCAGGAGATTTACCCGTTATGTTCTTAAACTCAACATCAAAAGTACCCATCCATAATCGTTGCATAACAATCTTATCGGGAGTGGATATTAATTTATCAGCAACTCCCTCTATTGCTTTATAGGATGACTTTAATGAGGCATCATACTTACCTATAGGGGCAGACTTATTTACTAGCTTAGTTAGAGTGTTCATAACTGTACCCTTCATCTTACCTGCCTCTCTTCCCTGTGTTTTATTTATTAAACTAGAGTCGACCAACTTACCTGAAAGCTCATCAAATCCAAAAATCCTTGATGTATTTACAGACCCAACATTATCCATTATTATAGAGCCATTATCTGCTGAAGTAAATTCTGCTAGCTTCATACCTCTAGCAAATTCTGTAGGGGAATTTATCGCAGCAAAAGCCAAGTTACTACCAAGTTCAGCAACAAATCTAGGTGCACTTGCTAGCATAGTTCTATAACCTGTCTTTGTCATATAGTTTAACACATCATCTGCAAACGAAGTTTCGATAAACGTTGTATCTAAGACATTACTTAATGCTTCATCAAAAGCATTTTCTATCGCATTCAATGTATTTAATTGTTTTTTTGAATCTGAGTCTATTAACTTCCTAGCATCTTCTAATGTTTTGTATGTTCCTCTTATGGTGTCTGATAAATGATAATCCATAAGAAGTTTTTTAGAACTATTAGATACAGACGAATATACATCCATATTTATTGCACTAGGCTTGCCTGTTCTTTTTATTAATAGCTTTGACTTTGTGTTTGGTTTTAACGACTCTTTGTATGCTTCTGATTCAAGTATTCCTCTTTTTTTTGCGTCTTTAACTTCAGGTAAAACATTCAATGAAATATAATTATCTAAAGTTTCTATTGGCTCTCCATATATGATGTTAGAAACATACTCAGCCATTGGTGTCATACTTTGATTAATATCTGTAAGAGTGTCTATAGATTCTTTTTCTGCTTTGTTAAACGAATCGTATAGTTTTTCGTTATCAAAAACGTCATCTACTGTGTAGTCTTTTAATATACTTTCAAATGCTTGTATATCTCTTTCATCATAAAAACCTTTCAGTTCCTTTGATTTTTTTATTGTAGCGTTTAAAATATCTGTAGCACTATTTACTTGTTTACTATCCGGGTTGCTCAAAAACTCTCTCTGAATCATATAAGCCATTTGCTTAAATGAAGATAGTGTAAACTTATTTGGGTCGTATCCAAGAGATTTGAATACCTTATCTTGTGCGTTTTGTATTCTTATGTTTGTAACATCACTTTGATTTTTATAACGAGAATATGCTTCTGCTATTGGCTTAAATACCGTATCAAATATTGTGGTGGTTTTAAAGTCTCCAAATAAATTATCTATATATTTCAGAGGATTTCTTCTAATCATCTCATCTGTAGATTTTCTATTGGTCAACAAACTTTTTACATTGCTTATAAATTTACTTATAGGTAATGGTTTTGCTTTTTTTATAGAATTGTTCGCTAAATTTAAGGCTTTGTTATTTGATGATATATTAGTTGAAATCTTTTTAGCGTAGCTAGTAAAGTATCCATTATTAATGTTGTCTGCTATTTTTGATATATTTTTTAAATCATAGGTTGATAGATTTTCTAATCCTTTTGTTTTTAGTAATTTAAAAAAGTTATTAGCATCATCTCTCTCTAATCTAGTGTCTAGAGAGTTTATTGAATCTTGATTAGCTTTTATTTGACCTATTTCTTTTATTAGTTTTTTTCTTTCTTCCTGTTTTTGTTCCTCCGTCTTTTCTTCAACTTTTTTAGTTTGTGATAAAATTTCAGTTTTATATTTTACCATAAGGTCATATTCGTCCTGATTGATGATACCTTCATCTCTCATAGAGTTTATTGTCTGATTATATGTTGACCCCTTATCAGATTTAGAATACTTTTCTATTAAGCTAGGGACAGTAGAATATTGTTCATTTAAACCCTTGACTATATTGCTAGCCATTTCTTCTACCTTAGCTCTTTTATCTAAAGATACTACAGCATCCTTCTTTCCGAACATTTCAACTAATGATTCGTAATCACTTAATACAGATTCAGGTATTATAGATGCATCTGTATTAAATATTTTTCTCAAGTTATTTATACTATTGGATAATATCCCTGCTTTTTTATTGGCTGTATTTTTTGCTATTTTTCTTTTTGAATTTAATGAAGACATTTTAGAAGAATAGTTTGCATCTTTTATAACATTCGCCATATAATCTACAAACTTACTAATAGAGGTTTCACTTAGTGGATTAACTCTAGATAGTCTAGACAATATACTATTCATTTGCTTTGTAGTAATATTGCCCTCTTGATTTAAGTTTTTAACTTCAGTAGAAATTTGTTTTATACCATCCTTAGCTAATTTAATTATTCTGTCAGCTATGTTAAGTTTGTCTTCATCGGTTATATTTTTTACATCTTCAAGACCTTCTAAAATCTTTGCTTTTTCTTTTTTTGGTTTTCGTACAACCTTTGGTTTCTTTTCTTTAGGCTCTACTTTTACAGCAGGTTTTTTTTCTGATATCTTTTTTAGTTTTCTTTCAGCCTTTCTTTTTTCTTTTTTTAACTCCTTGATATCATCTTTTAAATCTTGAATTATAGATTTTTGGCTATCTTTATAATCTGACTTTTCAGCTTTTAATTCATCAATACGTTCCGCTTTAGATTCCTTGTCTATTTTTGATGCACGAACTTCTTTTATCTCTGCATCAATCCTAGCTATTTCTTGTTTTTCATCACCTTGTTCAATTGAAATCTCCTCTTGTTTGCTTTCTATTTGACCATCAATATCTTCCATTTCAGATAGCAACGAAGACTCTTCTTCAGTAACTTCGGGAACAGCCTTTTCTTCTTTTACTTCAGGTTTAACTTCTTCAGTAACCTCTACCTCAGGTGCAACTTCTTCAACAACATCTTCTGCTGTTTCTAGTATACTATCATCCTTTATAATGTATTGCTCTTCAACTGTACCTCTTGCATCACGAGTGATTAGTTTCACAACCTGAGCATCCGAATTGTCAATTAGTTTCTCCTCTTGCTTTTTTACCTCACTTAAAGGTTGATTTGTATCTTCAACTTTTACCACGTCAATCGTAGTGCCGGGAGGAACTGTGAATTTTTTTAATGGCTTGTCTCCTTTGTAATCACTAGCTAATTTCTTATCAGCAGCAGCAAATTCACCTTTCTCTATTTTGTGTGCCGAGAAAGGCTTGCCATCTTTTATTTTAGGCTGCATACCTTTAAATAAGGTTTGCTCTTCAGTAGTTGTTATTTGTTCTCCCGGGGTCTTAGCTTGCTCAAGCTCAACTTTTGCTTCAGGTGCAACTTCTTCAGTAACTTTAGTTAAGGATTGATTGTCAAAAACAATGTAAGAGTCTCCTTCTCCCTCAAACTTATTGTCATAAACAAATGCATCAATATTATTTTTATTTAAAACATTCAATACATCATCAAAAGTTTTTATTTCTTTTTTAGCAATACCTCTTTCTTTAGATATCAATCCTAAATCTTGGAGTATATTTCTATATTTTGAAAGAGTCCATCTTCCTACATCATCAACTCTAACAATGTTTTTAGGATTTATTCTAACCTTTATTAATCTTTTTTTATCCTGCGGTATATTTTTTGTTTTAGCTCTATTTTCTGATTGCTGTTTAGTTCCTAAATGAATGCCTAATTCCATACGGGGAGACTCGGTTGTTCCGTCCGTCATTCCCATAACTTTAAAATCTGTAAAATCCTCTGATGTAGCGTGAAATAATTCTATTTCTTCTTCAGGTGCAGCTTCTTCAGTAACCTGCTCTTTAACTTCTACTTCAGGTGCAGCTTCTATTGGATTATCTTCAAGCTCCTTCATTTGTTCGTTGAGCTCAGCTACCTTTCTTTTCCCTGCTTGTGTTTTATTGTCTTTTAACTTATCAGCCTCCATTTGAAGGTCTGCAATTTTATCTACAGTAGCATCATTTAACTCAGGCTTTGCTTGAGATATTTGTTCTTTAACAGCTCCCTTGACAATCTTGTTCTGCACTTTATCAGAAAGTTCTTTGTCATTTTCTATATTAATGTCAGAATCAGCTAGTTCTTCGGGAGTCATTGATTCAACTACATCTTTAATAACAGATTCATTTACAGTATTGCCATTAATTTTATATGTCGCAGGGTCTGTTGCTTTTATTTGACTTTGAATAAAAGTCTTAGCACTACCCGGAGTTTCTGCAAAAAACTCAAGACCTACATCTGACCAAGTTGGTGTTTCTCCTATAGCTACAGTACCCAATGCTTCTCCTGTTGCCCCTCCTGTACCTTCAAATCCTGTAGTGACAGCTAAAACTTTCCCTTTCCCTGCTCCTTTAGAAAGCATCTTAGCACCAACGCTACCACCAATTAAACCAAAGGCTGTATCTATAATTCCAACAGTTAAACCTCTAGTTATTGCTTTGTTTCTAATTTTTTTATATGCCTCTTTATCATTGAGCATATTTTTTATATTCTCTCTATTAAGAGGTTTGTCTCCAACTTCCTCCATAAGTAATTCAGAAAACTTACTTCCTGCTTCTAAAACTGTACTTGCAGCACCAAAAGCAAATGGTATAGCTGAAGCAAATCCTGTTACTGTACCTACTGCTGCTCCGGGTAATGCACCAATACCACCAAGTGCAGCACCTGCTGTCGTGCCTGCTCCCGCACCATAAGCCATACCTGCTTGCAATGTTGTACTTGCTGCATCTAGCGATTCTTTATTTGCAGCCATTGATGCAAGACTAGTCGCAGCTACCTCTAAAAGAACAGTTGGGTTTTCTGCTAAACCTAAAACCATACCTAAAAATCCTCCTTCTTCTTCAGAGGTTTTAATGTATTCTTTCATTTCAGCAGACATTTGATATTCGCCTGCTTGTTTTTGAGCTTCAATAAATTTATCTATTTGCTCATTAGATGCCATAGAACCTTTGAGTAATAAATCATTTGTGGCTTCAGCTACATTACCTTGTGCTCTGCCTGACATTACAGCTCTTCCTAAATCATCAACAAACTCACCTAGACCTATGTAAGTCACATCGTCAAATGTCTTTAACGCAGAACCAAAAGCTCCTTCAAAAAAATCTTCTTCTGTTTCGTATCCTTCTAAAGTTCCAAATTTGTTTATCCAATCGTCTTGAGCACTAAGCTCTCTTTTAACTTGGTCTTTTAGTTCAGGAAACTTTTCTTGTACAACAGATTCTAAATCTATGTCGCTTTCGTTTATTTCTCCCTTTTCTACTTTTTGCTTTATTAGTTCATCTTTAATAGCTTTTTGTCTATTAAGTCTATTAAATATGGCATCTGCTTGATTTTTTCTAGTCTCTATATCTAAAGCAGTTTCTCCGGGGACTAATGGTTCTTCAGGTGCAACAAATGTTTCGGGGTCAATCTCTGTAGGTTGAATTGCAGACTCTTCAGTTGCAGTCTCTTCAGGTCTTAAAGGTATGGGTGTTTCCTCTACTTGCTCGCCAAACTGAAATTGCTCAGGAGATTGTAAAACCGATAAAGTATCTTCGACCGGAACTTCCTCTGTAACAGATTCCGTAACGTCCACCTTTTCCTCCAAGGGTATAGAGTCTTTTTTTTTTACATCACCTAATGAAAACTTAGATAAAAAATCTTCTTTACTTTTTGTGTAAAAACCATCTCTAAAAACTACGTTAAAAACTTTATCTCTATATGCTTCATCTTGGTATTGAGATTGAAAATCATCAAAAGATTTTGTGTAATAACCCTCTCTTTTTAATACGTTAAATAACTTCTGTAGTTCTTCCATTATTCTATATTTAGTCTAATTCTCCTGAATCTTCCTCTTCAGTAACTGACCCTTCTCCTTTTACAATATCTCTATATGCAGCTTCATTTGACCTCATATATTTTTGTATCATATCGTTTACTGATTTTATATAATTTCTTGCCCTTTCATTTCTGTCACTAAACGGAATACGATTAAGGTCTCCTACTATTTTAACGCTTAAGTCTGAGCCTAAAATAGATATTATACCTCCATCATCATCTCCATCGTACTCAAATTCTATACCTGTATCTGCGTATGCATCTTTTAATGTATTGGCAAAAGTTTCTGCATCATCTATTAAGTCTTCTTGGAAATTATTTTTTTCAGCTAAACCTGAAACATATTTAGATATGTCTTTTTTAAGTGTAGGAGCTTTAGTTACTTCAGCAAAAATATCTTCACCTAATAAACTAAACTTCTCTTCCTTGCTGTAATTTGCTTTTTTAAGTGCTTCTTTTATATCTCTCTCTCCAACTAATAAAGGACTAGCTGTTTCTATAAACTCCTGTAAAGTCTTTCCTTTGAAGTCTATGTTTCTTCTTACTATTTGTTGAGTTTCTGAATCTTTAATGTCAACATATATTCCTTTATCAGTTCTTCCTACTTTTACTGTAGGGCTTTTTGCATCCATAAAAAAGTCTCTAAAATATTCATCGGCTTCTAATACATCTGATTTATTTCCCGACCATAACTTTTTCATCATATTTAAGACATCTGCATCTTTAGCTAATTTACCCTTTCTTTTTAAATATCTTTCAGTATCAGCAGCCGATGTTCGTCTTTCTTTTTTAGCGGTTTCAGTAACCATAGTTTTGCTGTCAATCATACCTTCCAACACCAATCCTATACGTTCTTCAGCTATTTCTTTTTGCGATTCAGTTAACTCAGCACGACCTTCTTTTCCATTGGATATATCAATATAAATTTGCTTTTCTCTTTCAGCAGGGTCTTTAGATAATTCATCTCTTTTTGTTACAACATCGTAGCCTCCTATATAGTCGGCTAATACAGATGATGTACTTAGGTCTGAGCTAAGAATGCCATCTATTAAAGATTTTTTTAGCTCTAAGTAATCACCTCTTTGCCTAATATCTGTTATGACTTCAGTTCTACCTTTGTTCCTGTAGTCAGGTGCTGTTGCTGTGCTTGTAATAAATGTTGCCAATCTATCCGCTGATTTTTTAGCCTCTGCTTCAACATCAACTTTATTTACAAAGTTTTGAGCTAAGTTAAACATAGCCTGTGCACTCATAGCTCTACTTGGGTCTATAGTTGTTACACCATTCTTATCTGTAACTAACGGAGCAGCTACGATAGCACCCGTACTGTCAATAAAGAAATCATTCTCATTGAAGTTAGTCATATTAGATATATCTTCAAATATCTGCTGCTCAACCTTACCTGAGATATCTTCATCTAGTCTGTTTAGATGCTCTTCGTATAGCTTATTGTAATTATTGCTTAAGTTAAATATTTGGTCTGCACTACTGTTCATTCTCTGAACCTTACGCATATATTCAGCAGGAGTAATTCTACCTGCCTTAAGGTCTTTATTGGCAGCCAACAAGTAAGAACTTGCGTTATCTGCTAAGCCAATTATTCTGTCGTTAAAGTCTGTATTGTATCCCAAGGGTGCTTCTTTCAATGCATCCTGAGTTTTAATCATTGCATCATCAAGAAGGTCTTTCTTAGCTTGTCTCTCTTCTCGTTCTGCAACGAGCATATCAGCAAAGCCTTTTCCAACTTCACCCCAATTAACATCATTCTCGATGTTCCTTTCTACATATCCAAATTTAGTTGCCATATATTATTGTATTTCTATTGGTTTTATTGGTCCTAAATCACTATATCTATATGTCCGTTTCTTTCTTGGCACATTATACATATAATTAAACATATCTTGTTCAGGAGGAGTTATAAAACCCATACCTTTAGACACTCCCGGATAAAAATCAGTTTGAGTGGTCAGTAGCGATTGGTCTACAGGCTGTATTGACATTATTTGTTCCTGAGGGGTCAATGGTATTTGTGGTGGAGGTGTTTGAGTAACATTATACCTAGCTGCTTGTTCTGCCGTTGGCTTAAGTCCTGTAATTTCAATATCTCCTTCGGGAACAGTAGTTCCTGTTACAGGTGCTTTTTGCTTACCATACAATGCCATAGCCTCTAGACCTGTCATTGCTGCTCCTCCAATACCCTGTATCCCTGCTTGTAGTTGTTGTTGTCTTCTTTCTTCTGCGTTAGCTGCTGCAAGTTGTGCTCCTGTAACTTCTCCTAAATCAAGCTGTGTTCCTATGTCACGAAGTCTTGACTCTTCTTGTGCGGTTAGGTAATCTAAGTTAAATAACTCTTGACCCATAGCTGATGCTATTTGTCGCTGTGCTTGCTGCTGTTGACCGTATATAGCACCAACCCTACCCATACCTCTATCGCTTTCTCTAAGGGCTTCTGTTGCTTGTGCTCCCGCTACTAATGCAGCTTCTCTTTCTAATTCATATGGCTCTTTTTGAATAGCCAATGATTCCATATAATTCTTCTCGAGACTCCTTCGAGCATCTGCCATATACTTATCGGCAGTTGCTTCTGCCTCTCTTTGTTTTGCCTTTTGTTTTCTAGCTTGAGAAAATGACTGTACAGACCCGGCTAACTGAGAACCTACTGCTGCTACGGTTAATGCTGTTGCTAATGCCATATTATAATTTCTTTATCATTTCAGATGAGTAGCTATCTCCCTCAATATACCCTAACTTTTTGTAGACATCTATCAGTCGTCTATGTTTTATTAGAGCATATGAAAAAGATGCACCATTCATCTTACATATCTTAGTTAACGTATTAATTAACAACTCAATAGCCATTGACCTATTTGGTTTCTTTCTGTAGTTTTTATTAGAAATTATCCAATCAACCCAACAAACTTCTGAGTTTGTTCTATATATAAAACCTGCACATACAGGAATGTCTTCGTCATAAACCATAAAACCACCCGTAGCATTTTCAGGTAAGAATGATTTTGGAGGTGCTGCCCAACCCCAATCTTTCCACCAATCTACAAGTATATCGTCATAGTCAGTTTCGGATAATGGCTTAACGTCAAACATCATTGACCACAAAGATAATAAATTTAAGGGAAACTTTTCATAACCTCTGACTCAACAGCAAATAACTCAACCTTTGTATTTTCTGAATACGTTAAGTCAAATACTGCATAGTGACCTAATACACCGTGAGATTCAGCAACTGAGTTCTTGATAAATAAGAAGGTCTCTATGTTTGATGGTATTGGTGTAGTCCCGGAAGGTGTTGTATCAATAACTACATTATTTACACCTCTTCTAAGATTTATATCAATAGCCGTTACATTTCCTGCATACACAGGCTCATTAGTCCCTGACAAGAAGTAGAAGTAATCTCCTACACTTAATATATTGCCTATCTGAACTGTTACCGCAAAGTCTATTGTAGCAGCTCCTGCACCAATAACTACTGTTGTACTATTACCTATTCCGTTTAGTGAACGCAATGAAAACTCAGGTAAAGCAGCAGGTGATGAACCTAACCCTTCGTTCCTAACAAACGCAAACCAACTCTGCTCTTTCTTCTCAAAGTAATCTGAATTTATAAACCCTGAATCTTGTATGTCTGTTTTAATAGTAGCTGCCCAACTATCGTCTCCCTCTAAATTAAGCGTTTTGAAGAGTTTATTCTCTAATGGTGACACATTGAATACACTTTCCATTTTAGATGGCTTAAAAGCCTCGTCAGGAGTTCCTACCTGAGTCCAAAAGTCAGTATAAAACGTATTTCTACTCTCGTTCACATTATGGCGGTAAAGGTTACCCCCTTTGAAAGTATAAAAATAGTTATTCATTCCTATCATCCAATCAGGATAATAGCTATAAAAGGATGGGAATCCCTGTACTCCTTCGTCATATGTTAATGTGTAGTTAGGCATATCTTAGCAGTTTGCTCTTTGTATTATTATTCCGTTTGCATCGACCTCAATAAACTCTAATGCATTTATTTTATAAAACCCTTGTGGCAATACATTACTTCCATATGCATCTGAGAATACCCAATCATTTACGGCAGGGTTTCCTGCTGTTCCTGATACAGGTGCATTGTATATTGGTGTGTTTATTACACTAAAACCACAAGCCTGTATTTGAGTATTACCTCTAACTGATGACAAAAATGATGTAAGTAACACAGGACATTGTACTTCTACTGTAAATGATGTTGTAGGACAAGTTCCTACGATATCAATGTTTATATTATTTGGAGATGCAGCTACCTTTGGTATAACCATAATGCAATCACCGGGTGCTGAACCTGAAGTTAAACTTATTTCTCCTGCTTGAGGCGTTATATCTTCAGTCAAACCTGTGTCTTGAAAACCTACTCCATCTTTATATTTATACTTAATAATATTACTATATGTTGTCCCTGCTGTAGGACAAGTACCACCTGCTTGCCCAAGATAAGTATATCCACCCGATACTGTGCTTCCGTGATATCCATCAACAGGAGAACTTAGTTTATTATATAACACACCATTATATGTAGCTCGTATACCATCGGGTATGAATACAGGGATAAACTTAACAATAATAGCACCTAATGAACTTCCTACATCAACATTAAGTTCATATACACCATCGTTCAGTAAGCCTGTACCTATGAGACTACCACAAGGAGTTAAGCACTCCGGGCAGCTTTGTATAGGTCCTAGTATTCCACTAACCTGCTCTCTGCTTATACCACTCCCATCAGCATAAAATCCATCTGCACTAACAATGGTTAATGCAGCATTATCATATACTGTTGTTGAGTTAGATAGTGTTGTTCCGTTTAAGTAATGTGTAGTTAAAGGCATAGTTTATTTTTTTTTAACAAGTACAACAAGCATCTTCTATTGTTGCTCCAAAACATAATTCATCTTCAGTTGATAATCTATAATCCCAAATCAAGTACAAATAAGCTCCTTGATTAGGCATTGTAAATGTAGCAGAGTATCTATCGGGTGCATCCGTACTGTCTATTGGAGTAGGTACGTTTGCTAATGAAAGAAGTGTTTTTATATCTGCAACATTATTATAGTACCTTATATTGCTTCTTAAATATCTAAAGTTATTAGGTGTTGGAGGAAGAGGTGAAAGTACACCTTCGCTAAATACAAAATCATCAAAGTTAATCTTATTACATATCATACTAACAGTAGCTGAATCAGCAGGAATAACGCCTGCTCCTTGAAGCCCTGTTATTTGGTCATAATCAGATATCACAAACTCAGTTGTATTGTCATTGTCGAAATTAACTAACCTTGAATGTAATGGTGATACAAATGCACCGTCAGTCCAACTATATTCGCTGTGTATGTATTGACCATTGATTGCATCGCTTGTAATAGATATAGGTATAATGGTAATAGTCTCTGCTTCAGGACACCCAACATTAATACCTCGTATGTAACTTTTATTTGGTGAAGAATTTTCAACTACCAAAGTAACTTTTTGGTCAGCAACAGAACTCTTCTGAATAGTTATTGTATCACTAACAGGAGTGGATGCACTAAAATATGTATTAGTAACCCCTGCATATGTATAGTCTATTCTAAATGATTGATTGCCCGAAACTGATGAGTCTATATCTATATCTATAGTTACATCTCCAACTAAGTCTCCTACATCAACGCAGAAATCATAAGGTTTAGCTACATCTACGACTATATTTCCTACTATTACACCACAGTCTATGCAGTCTATATCAACAGGTTTTACAATGTCATTAGAGCTAAGAACATACTCATCCATATACGGGTCGAATCCACCTAGCTTTTGAGTCTCAAAAGACTCTATAAATAAGTCTCTAAACCAACTACGCATACCTTGCTCTGATATTACGGTCAGTTTTTCATTCTGAGCTGCACTACCTTTAAGCTGTATTACAGCACCACGCTTAGCATCTGTAAAGTATTTATCTGCACCCCATTGAACAAAACTTTCAGGGTTATTAGATATACCATATTCTTCTGTACGAGCTACTTGCTTACCTAATACTTCAGGTACTGTAACTAATGCACTACCACCTGTAGCACCCGTTATCATTTCTTTGCCTTGAAGAACATATGATATCCTATCTTCTTGCAATGTAAGTATGTCAGTCTCTCTACCAAATAGTTTTTGAATAGGACCAAATGTACGTTCAAGTGGTTTAAAGTTTAGTAACCCTAAATTAAACTCGTTAAGTTTGTTTATATTATTCTCTTCGTTATATACGCCACTATATGTCAAGTCAGCAAAACGATGTGCCTCTTTATATTCTTGTTCATCTGTGGTATAGACTCTATTACCAAGGTTAAATGTCTTACCCACAATTGAGTCTCTTATCTTATAACTTTCAGCTCCGTTACCAAAAGAAAAACAATTATAGAAATCTGTATTAACTATTGCAGGGTCTGTATCTGTTTGGTCTTGAATGTTTCCTTTATGACTACCCGGATATTCATCAAGAGTAATAGGGTCTACATATGTATATACTTCGTATGTGTCAGCAGATTCAAACCATACATCAGGCAAAGAATCTTGAGGCTCTGTTTCAAATATTATATCTCCTCCTGACCTTATGACTTTAAAGTGTGCAGATATTTCGTTCTGTAATTGATTGCCATCTGTATTAGGAAAAGGACCACAATTAGGAGGACCTGTCATCCATAACTTTCCGCCTTGGTCTGCTCCGTTTCCATCAACCCACCAAAATGAATATATATCTCCTCCAATTTCATCTTGTTTTCCATTTTTAAATTGAAAAAATGGGTCATTAAATGGAGACTTTCCTACCATAAAATTACATCTTTGTGATGTAGGGTCACTAAAATTAGCGTTTAAATTCAATACTTGCTCAAAATTTTCTCCAACAAAAAAATCATACATATCAGCATAATCCCTAGAAGCAATCATAGTAAAATCAAAACCCATTGCTTTTGGGTCACATCCTCCATATGAACTTCTATTGAAATTTAAAGATATTATAACTCTAGTTCCTGACGGAACATCATAATCCACAGCGGGGTTTTCTATACTAAAAGGATATCCCGGATTAGGTAGCCCTGAACCATCTTTACCAACAGTAAGTAAATTATAAAAACCGGGAGTAGTAGTACTTAAAGATGTTAGTCCCTGTACTAAAGTTTGATTTGATGTAGGTATTGTACCAACAGTATGTCTCCCATAGTCAATTACTGCATTTTCTACTTGAGTTATATTTATAGAGTTTGTTTCTATTTTCATATAAGTTCCTGCAAGGCTATCTAATTCTAAATCTCCACTAGCATAAACTTCTTTATCAAGAACAGTAACATATACACAATCATCTGTTGCTCCTTCAGAATCTTTTTTTACCATAAGCCTATCACCCTTTTCTATTTTTTGAGAGTTTTCTCCCTCTAAAAGAAAATATGCATAATTTGCATCAGAAGTTCTTACATATATGTTGCTATATATTACATCATAATTTTCTTCATCAGGCTTTATAACAAACTTATAATGCGTAGCCCATTCAGGTGCAATTTGTCTTGTTGGTATATTAACTTGTATGTTGTTTTTATTTGAAGATGCACTACAAGGAACGTGAAGTGAATTGTTGTTACTTACAAGAGCTGTACTTGAACGACCATAATCATCCATATAAACCATACCTACCTCATATCCTCTATTACTATGAAGGCTTCCATTTGCACTTGAAGACTGAAGTGTGCAAGAAGCAAATGTTACATTATAAAACTCATACACATCTTCTGTTATATTTGCTCCATCTGTAACGTCATTTACAAACCTCATATAAGGTAAATAAATTCTTATTGTGTCTCCTAAAGGTCCTGAAGGAGTAGAACCAATAAAAATTGGCTCATTGTTATTATACGCAGTAGCTCCTACTAAATCTGAACCAAGACTAGCACTAGCATATTTTTCTACACTATTGCTTGTTGCGGAACTTGCAGGAAGATTATTTGGTATAGAACAATTAATAGTATCAGTAAATGTTAACCCATCGCAAGAAGTATCTTCCGGTGAAGGAGCATAAACGGGTAAAATGTTTCTTGGAGAAAGACTCCCAATAGAGTTAATAAATTCTGTGCTTGTAGCTAAATCATAAACACTAGTATAATCTCTAATTAAATTAAATGAAAAAGATACGTTAACATTAGTTGTTTGAGAATCAGGAGTTATTGGACCTGCAAACGCTTGATGAGAAAAAGATATATTAAATGTTAACACAGCTCCTTTTTTTAACTCAAACTTAACTGTAGTTAAATTAAATAAAGCCTGACCATCAGTTGTAACCGAAATACCTCTACTAAGTATTTCATAATCAACTGAATCTACGGTAGCTTCTATCGTGTTAGATAAAACATCCTCGCTAATTAAATCAACTGTATATTCTATTTGTGTTTTAATACCATTTCTTTCTAAGTTATATCCATCTATATAATTACCATATATAAGCCTATTACCCATTATTGTTTGTGCTAAAGAAAAACGTGGTACGTTATCATATAATCTTAATATCTCAGAATCAGGTAGTATAGTAAATATATTGCTATTGTTAAATAAATATGTTTCAGTTGCATTATCTGAAAAACCTCTATCCTTTTTATTAAATTTGTCAATAATTTTTATTGTACTATTTTGAGCTTCTTTAAATAATAAATCAACACTTTCTACTAACGGTCCTCCTGTGTTATAAGATACGTTTGCTGCATTGTAAAAATTCTCCATTCCTTCGTTAAGGAAACTCGATGCACTAAAATTAAATTTTTTAGGAACAAATGCAGGGTCTGAAAATGGAGATGTTGCAGAATATTCTCCATCTGCATATTTATATCTGTACGCAAAACATATGTATCTATCTTCTAAATAATTATCTTGAGAGTTCCCAACGGTCAATAAATTAACAGTAGGTGCATACAATGGTGGTTTTTTTATAACTAATAATCTTTCAGCTAATAATGAAGGATTGTTTCCGTAATCTACTATTCTAGGTGCAGATAATACAGGATTGTCATATCCACTTTTTATATTAATAAATCTTGGTGGATTTATATTGTCTGTAAAAAACAATAAATCTTCTACTAAATCTACACCTGTAATTAAATATTTTGAGTCAAAGTTTAATGTTGTATTTACATCATCGCCATCGTTTACACTAATAACGTGATAATCAATTATATTATCGGTAGCGTTATATGATACTATCAGGTCTATCTTTCCTGTTGGAAATAATGACGTAGGTAATCCTGCACCATCTCTAGCAAAATATGGGTCGTGAACAAACCAATATATAGTCTCGTTAGCCCCATCTTCATATGCACCAATACATTTAGCTTGAGTGCTTAATTTTTCATTGTTGTATTGTAGTTCGGTTAAACCTAAGTTACCTTTAGTGTTTTCTATTACACCAATCTCAGAACTTTCCGTAGACCCCATACGAACATTGATTGCATCTATGTATTCGCCATCAGGGATAAGTCGTTCATCAACCGACTTATTCATTCTACCTTTTATGAAGTTTCTTGTAATATTCGCCATATTATTTTATCCACTTATCTTGACCTCTTAGATTCATTAACAATCGACCCGGGTGGATGTTACTTATTCTTATCTTAGCGTTTCTCAATAAAGCAGTTTTTCTCTTTTGTGCTCTTCGTACAACGTACTCTTGCACATTAAGTTTACTATTTAATATTGCGTATTCGATATATGCATACACATAATCTTCAAATAATTTATTTACACTAATCTTAGAGTCATCTCCACCTTCCATACCGTCAGATACATACTCAAGTATACAAAGCTCTCCACTCATACCTGAGCTAAAGTTTATAACACCTGCTGCTTTATCTATCTTAAATGTAGGGTTTATATTTGCTGTTTCTGTATTCAAACCATATCGTGCACCGATAGCATAATCAAAATACCAATTACCTTCATAATAGTAACCTTCCATTCCATCAAATTGACTTCCCTGATTAAGGTATATACTTTTCTTTTGGTTTGTAATTCTATCTAAATCAATCTGAGAAAACTGTGGTGACAATGCATTACCATCAGAATCAAATAATATTCTATTATTATTATCTTGTAAATACGCAAGCGAAGAGTTTATCTGAATATTCTCAGTTAGTGGTCTAAGCAAACCATCCTTATATATATTTACCCTAACCCAATTAACGTAGTCTGAAGGCAATATGTATCGTAAAGAGTCATTCACATTCAACTCCAATACTTTAAGCTCTTTAAACGCATCGTAATTAAGTTCTTGTATTGCTCTCTTTGCGTGAAACAATACTTTAAATCTTTCCTCGTTATTTACAAGCGAGTGGTTTCCTGAATACATCAACATAAAGTTGTTGACTATATCATACAAGCTGACATATTGGTATGAACCCCAATTCGCATCTTCAGGAGCTGCTCCCCCATTTTCATAATATTGATACTGTGATATATATGCCATTATTGTTGATTATCTTTTTGTTCTTCTAAATTAGCAAACTGAACTACCTGAGCTTCTCTTATCTGTATACCTGAGTATTGAAGTATCTTAATTACTAAATTTACTTCATCATCAATTGGCAACTCAAAGTCTTGGTAATCTGATTGTGATTGGTCAAATACAGGCTGTCCTCCTGCAAGTGTACTATATGTCCACTTAGGGTCTTTAGGGTATCTAATATACTGACTAAATACCTGACCGGGATTGTTTATTGTTTTTGGCAATACTGTTACCGAATCAGTATTTAAAGAATATGCAGGGAACATCTTGCTAGGTGCAGTAAGCAATGAGTTAGCTAACATACTAATCTTGCTATTTGTTACCTTTTCTACCTCATAATTCTCAGGCTTGAATATTGAGTAATTAATACCTGAAGAAGGAGGAGGGAATATATTATCCTCTAGGTTTAATATGTCATTAGAAACATTTGTAATTATTGTTTGCTCTAATGATTCTAGGTTTACTAAAATGTCTCCAACAGCAACCACTCCTGCAAAGCCACTATCTCTCATCGTAAATGGCTGTGGACTAATCCCACTAATACCACTCTTTACAAACGTAGTATATGCCAATACTTTATTTAATAAATAGTAATCATCTCCTGTAGTTAATTGAGACGGTGTGAAGTATCTATTAAATGCTTTTTGGTCAAAGTTTCTTATTGTTGAGAATGTATCTATAGACTCCTCAATACCTTTTGTCATATCAGCATACTCAGACCCTGATATCCTAGCGTTCTCTTTATTTATAGCCGTATTGTAATCACTAAAGTAATTCTCAAAGATTTCTAGCTGTGCTTGCTTAGCAAACAAATTAAAATCCTGTGGAGATATATACCCATAGTTGTTCTTGTTAAGAACCGAAAAGACTGTATTTCTTACTGAGTTTATCATAATAAACTTTTGTACAAAGATAGCAAAAAAAAAGAGTCCGATGAAAAATCGAACTCTCGTAATATATACTATATATGCTCGTTATCCTTCTATAAGGTTCTCAAGCATTTTTAGTGAGTCAATTCCTTCATCACTCTGCAAGTATGATGTTGCTAAATACAATGGGTCTTCATTGAATGGAACAACAAGCATTCTTGTTTTGTTAGATGGTGTATTAAACCATATCTCTTTATTGTTTCTTCTAAAAGTCAATAACCCTTTATCAAAGAACAGTTGTACTGTACCTTGCACTTTTACTGTTGGGTCATTAATAGCATCTAAAAAGTCACTTGGATTGCTTTTAGCAAAAATCAATATATCTCTTTTTAATTCAGCAGTAGATATCTTAGAGGTATCTTTTCCAAATAATACACGAGATAATGATTCAATCTGTTCAATAGATAATTTACTTGCCTCAACAAGTGCATCTACCTCTAAGTTAAGAAACTCAACTTCTTCTTCTGCGTCTTTAGCTTCATTAACTTCTACAAATCTAACACCATTCATAGGGTGATAATGTAAAAATTCTTGAAGTACAGGATTATTTGAAGGAACGTGAAGCATACCATCTTCAAATACAACAGGCTCTAAAATAAGATTGCCATCTTGCTCATCCTCAAATGGGGACTTTTGGTTTCTAGCATATCTAAGTGGTCTGTTTTCATTTCTTTCTTCATCGAAGTAAAGTAATGAATAGCTCCTAGAACTTTTCGTTGGTATCATAAACGATAAGGGAGCTTTTTCTGATTTTAATTTGTAGGTTTTAGCTACAGGGATTTTTTTATTTTTCATTTAATTTAATTTATAATTTTTTAAAAAAAGGGGTGATATTTCACACCCCTTGTAATGTTAGTTATTCTTAATCTTTAAAGATAAAGAAGTTGTTTGCACCCATAGTACATACAGCTCTCTCAGAAAGGAAGTGTACTTCCATTGCATCAAGGTCGCTGTTCATTGCACCACCTGCTGAACCTGTAATCCAAGTTTTGTAACGTCTGTCTTCAGTTTCTGAAGCTCTGTAACGCACGTGTAAGAAAGGTCGCTTAGCGTTCTTTCCAAGAACTTGGTCATAAACAGTAGTAGAACCCGCAGGTACTAACAATCCGTTTACTGTATCTGTTCCTAATGTAGAAGAAAGACCACCTCTCATAGTTGGGTCGTTTAGGTATTTCCAATCAGTCTTGTAGAAATCGTAACCTCTACGGAATCCTGTGAAACCTAAGTTAAGAGCCATATCCTTATCGTTGTCAAATAGTCCATAAGACGTACCACCTGCACCGTAAGAATTTTGAGCTGCTAACATATCATCGATAGCAAAACCAAATTCTCTGTTCAAGAAAATAACATTCTCTTCAATAGAACCTTGCTTATCTAATCGTCTGATAATGTTGTCAAAATCTTCTAATGCCTCAGGATTGCCTCCTGCCCATACGTTTCCTCGGTCTTCTACTGTGTAGAAAATACCTTCAGAACCTTTGAAACCTGCTGCAACTGCACCTGAACCTGCTGCTGCCGGCTTAGCTTCAATCATTGCTGTTTCTAGGTAATCATCAAAACGTAAACGAGTTTCGTGCTCTGACTTTAAGTACCATAGATATCCTGTAGCACCGTTTTCAGTAGTAACCTCTACCCATCCGATTTGAGCCATATCAGAACCTGATACTGCATACTTATCTTTAAGGATAATTGGAGAACATTCAAAGATGTCGTCATCAGCTTCTAAAGAACCTGACATTCCTTCAGTTCCTTTTTTAAACTCAGAACCATAAATGAATATTTCATAAATGTTAGCTGCGTTATCATTGCTGATACCTGCTGCCTCGTAGAAAGCTACATCAATAGTTCCTGCTGTTGTATTTACTGCTGTAACGATAGCTTTGTTAGTAGTACCTACTGAACCTGTTAAGGTTTTAGGGCTAATCATAATAGTTTGACCTATTCGAATAGCGATAGCACCTGCTGTAAGACCTACTGCTGCACGGTCAGGTACTAATGCATCGTTAATAGTAAATGTAGCTGTATCTGCATTAGTTAATACAGTTGTAGTACAGTTTACATATTTAGTGTGAAGTCTTCCTTGCTCAGCCCATTTGATAAGGTCAGAGTTAGAAGGCATTTCTGCTCCTACCATTCTAAGGAATGAGGAGATTGTACGATTACCATATCTCTCAAATTCTTTCTCATAAGTATCAGGTAGATACTGATTCAAGAAATTGAAATCGGTAATATAATTTGTTGCGAGTGGGACTTGCTGTGCACTTGGCTGCAAATCAAACCCGGGGGTTGTTTGGACACTTCCTGCCATAATTTTTCTTTTTTAATTTTTAAACTTATTTTTTACTTCTAATTTTTAAACCTCTACCCGAGTCGTTGCCGAGAGATTTAATTTGCATCCCGCCTTTAGAAGTCACTTCAGGTGTTTTGCGTTCAGACATATTAATGTTTTTCGTCTTACGCATTACATCGTCAGTAGCCTCTGCTTTACCTTGTTCGTAAAAGAACTTGGCAAACTTTTCAGGATTCATTGCAATAGACAAAGCCTTGTGGTATCCTACTGCATCTTCGATAAGTCCATCTTCATTTAAGAACTTTCCTATAAAGTTCTGTGGGTCAGATTGAATTTTCTTTAGTTCAGTAGCATCACCCGGAGAATACGTTACCTTTTTATCGTCAAGCGTGAACTCAAAACCTTTGAACTCACTTCCGAATACGTTATCAGTTTTTTTATTAAACCAATCACGCTTTCTTTGTATCGTCTCTTCGTAAGTCTTTGATGACTCTATATATTGTTTATATGCCTCAAGGTCTTTCGCATCACTTTCAGAAATAGAACTCCCACTTGACTCAAGGGGAACTCTGTACTTTTCCTTCTGCTCATTAAAATACTTCTTGGCTTTAGCAATAGTCTTTTTCCTTGCTATTTTGATTTTCTTAATGTCAGCATCATCATCTACCTCCTCATCATATGAGTAGTCCTCCATCAACATATCAATGTCTTCGGAGTCTAATCCTTCTTCAGTTGCACTAAGATATTCTCGTAGCAATGTGTCAGGGGTCAATTCATCAAAGTCTTTGTTTAATCTAACATAGTCATCGATTCCTCTTCCTGTTTCTTTTTTGTACTTGTAATAAGCTGCAACATCTTCAGGCATCTCTTCAGATTCCTGAGCTGCTGTAAGCTCATCAAGAGAATTTATTTCTCTTCCGTACTTATTCTTAATAAATGAAAGAACACTTTCCTCGTTTAACTCTGAGGGTTGAGTTGTATCTTCTTCTTCGGTTTCTTCTTGAGCAACAACCTCAGTTGTTTCTTCAGATTCAACCTCTTCACTTAACTTTTCTTCGTGCTTTTCGAGTAGCTCCTGTTCAACTTGCTGTACAGACTTTTCCTCAACAACACCTACTTCTTTTACTTTAATTTCCATTTGATTTGATTTTATGCAAAATTAAACAAAAAATAATTATGTTTTTTACCTAGGTTCAAACTCAGCTAGGTCAAATCCATCTAGACTATCCTCGTTAGATTCAAAAGTCATAGGTGGTAAATTATTCTTTCTTTGATTTATTAGTTTTGATTGCTCAGAGTTTTGTTGGCTAATTCTATCTGACTTCGCTTTTTCTCTTTGGTCTTCTCTATTCTGAAGCTGCTGTGATTCCATACCTCTTAGCTGCATATTAAGACTAAACTCTTTATCCATTAGCCTCTCTTTGAGCATTGCTTCATTCTTTAATTTCTCTATTTCAAAAGCTACCTCTGCTTGCTTAAGTTGCATTTTAGCCTGAGCTTCTGCTTGCATTTTTTGCATAGATGTTTGAGCAGCTAACTGCTGAGACTGCATTTGTTGCTGTGCTTGCATAGCTTGCTGCTGCATAGCCATCTTCTCTTCTCTTTCTTGCTTAGCTTTACGTTTAACTTTTAATAACTGATTAGCTAACTTAATATTTCTAATCTCACGAATATCAATTGCATCCTCAAGGTTTATATCACCTTTAGATAATGCCATTTGAATATTCTGCTCAAGCATTGATTTCTGCTCTTCATCAGGAGAAACCTCAATAAATATCCCAAAGTCATATAAGTATAGCTCATTTATGTCATCCAATATGGATACATTGTACTTACCTATCTTATTAATAAACTCATCCTTGAAGTCAGCATATTCTAATACATCACTTACTCTGTAAGATAAACTTTCAGCTAGTGACCTATACATATAAAGACTTCCATCTAGTATATGTCTAGTAGCCGTATTTGAGTTAGCTGCTGCTAGTTTCTGTAAACCAACTAAAGCATTCGGGTCAGGTGTGCTACCATCTCTAGCTTCATTAAGACCCGTTACATTTCTGATTTGGTTTAGGTAATGATTGTAATTACCGATAAGCATCTGAGTTTTAGATGCACCTGAGTTAGATGTTAGCTGCTGTATCGGTACTCTTGCGTTATTAAATTCACCATCGCCTGTATAGCTTCTACCAATAACACTACCTGTTTGAAAATATAGTCTTAATGCATCTTCAGGATTGTATGCTGCTCCTGTGCCTAAGTCTACTTCATTCAATCCATCGGCATCAATAAACACACCATCAGGTACAACCTTAGCAATAACCTGCTGTAGTTTTAAATGAGTAATCTGAATCAAATCAGCAAATGGTATCATACGTCTTACTAAAGACTCAATAACACCTTTATACATTCTTGGTGCTGTAGCAACGTAGTTAGGAAGTGCGTGCTGTGTAGCAGACTTTGGTCTTACCATATTCTCAGCCATTTCCCACTTGAGTATTATATTAGTACCCATAACCATAACACCGTTATACCACACATCAATAGTTTTCTCTACCTTTTCAAATGAACCTTCATCCATCATTTCTTTTGGTGGATTGAATTGGTCATCTTTTTCTACCATTGATATAGCTCCACTATCCTTAATCTTTTTCTTATATACAACTTTTTTAGTTGTCTTATAATTAAAATACATTAAAGTAGTAGTATCTCTATAGAATATATCGTTGTCGTAATACTGAGCTACATTATAGTAATCATACCAAGACTGTCCATACTTAGATATTTCTTCTAAGTCTGCATTTGTCAAAGTTTGGTCTATCTTCTTTAGCTCAATAATTGGAACTGTTTTAATCTCACCCCAATAAAAACAATCTTTAAAGTTAGGGTCTTCGGTGTAGCTATACACAATATTGGCAGGGTCTACATATTCAACCTTTACGCCTGCACCCGGCAAAAACTCTGTCTTAGCTACACCCATACCTAATACAGTTAAGTCATAATCAATTCTTTTACGAATATCTTGGTAGTGGTTTTCATCGAACATTGTATCAATAGCAGTCTCTTCTGCTATTTCAATTGCAGGCTTATACTTAAGCTGCATATACAATGCTAGTTCTTCATCCGTTTCAGGTAGTTCTTCTGAATCTACAGTAAACGGATTTACTCCTGTGTTTTCTTGTATTTTTTGAAGGAATGGTTTTGCAATCATTTGCCCTTCAATCATTTCTTGAAACTTACTTCTTTTAGATTGAGATAAAGCATCTTGAGAATATGCCTTAACTTTAAACAGTCTGTCAGACATTCCGTTAACAACAATGTCAACGAACTTTGGTAATATAGGAACAGGTGTCCAATCTAGGTTTAAGTACGATAAGTCACCATCTACGGCTAACTCATTTTTATATTTCCCTACAGATTGCTCTCCTCGAGCATATAGTCTTAGTCTGTGAAAATCTCCCCATTGGCTATAAAATCTACATTGTCTCCCATCTTTCTTGAACCATTCATATTGAATTGCTTGTCCAATCTGCAAGCCAAATTCATCAGTAGCCTTCTCGGCATCTGATACAAATTGACTAGGGAATCCTGTAGATGATATGTTTATTTTAACATCGTTCATCTAATAATTTCGCTAATATTTCCTTTATTGCTATACTTTGCAAAGTTAATCTTTATTTTTGATTGTTTTTTCTCCGACACGTATAGATGCTTTTGTGTAGCCATAATTGCTAACCCTGAACTTATCGAAGCATCAAACTTTGTTCTATTAGTTATATCGAACTTAGCCCAATCCTCAAGTGTTCTAGTAAATGGCATAGAGCCTATGTCTTCCGAGTCCCTATATGTACCTTCTACATCAAACCCTACATACTTCTCTATATATGACTCAATCGCTGCTGCGTGTGCCTGCTTAACATCCTCACTACTATTAGGTATACCACCAAGCTCACGTTCAGTTTTTGATAACTTATTATATGACTTGTCAGGTCTATTCATACAGAACCCTCTGTATCCCCTGTTCTTAAAATGATACAGCAACCTTGGCTTGTTATTCTCTATAAGTATTGGCATACCATAAAATACGCAAGCCATCAATACCTCTTCAAAGAATATCTCTGCTGTCTGTGGTCTAGCTACATATTCTAAAAAGAACTCATTGCTTGGTGCTTCATCCATATTAAACATAGTCACCCCGTGCAATGCACCATTAGAACCACCACCACCTACTGTTCCTGATATATCATACGAGTCACAACCAAATGCACCTATGTGGTCATTCCCGGGATACTTAATACCGTTTCTGTCAACCACCCTATTCTGTAAGTTTTTATTGGGTGTCCAACTTACATTGAACCTACCACGCTTATCCGGGCTAAACACAACCTCGCTATCCTTAACCCCATTCTTCCAATGGAAGCTACCTCGTGTTATATGATGCTCTTTTATTAATGCATCGTTATAATCTATCTGCTGATATATCTTAGTTAAATTAAATATAGATTGCTTACTTTCATCCCTAAATGCGTGTGACTCTGTTCGTGGAAACTGACGATAAAATTCGTTGAGTGCATCTGCATCGTTCTTCAATGAAGATACTTCATTCTCCCAATAGTCTACTGCACCCTGAGATATCATTTCATTATCTACACCTAGCACAGACTTATCAGGTGTCCTAAATACAGGCATCCCAAACCTATCTATGAATCCTTCCATATTCCATTCCATTGGGATGAAAAGTGAATACATACCGCTTTTAGTTTGACCGTTTGAGTTACGATTTAAAACATTAGAGTCATTATATAGCTTTTTAAAATTATCACCACCCTTGTTAAGTGCATTAGATGTAGAGCCCATCATACACTTACCTATAATCTTACTACCTAGTCGCAAACAGGTTTTAGTTACTCGCCAATTGTTTAAAATATTATTTGGCTTTATCCACTTACCACTCTCATCGTGTACTAGCAATAATAACTTCTCACCATCATAGCTGTTATCATCCGTGTTCTTCCAATCTATTGTGGTGTCCAACCCAAACAACTCATCATCGCTTGTGTCGTACATATTCTTCTTGGTAATCTTAGCTGCCGGGATACGAAATGCAAGCTCTGTCTTCGGCTTATCCATACCATCCATAATAGGCTTGAAAAAGAAAGGTAGCCTACTATTTATAGGAACAACCTTATCAGTAAACATCTTCTTAGCATCTGAACCTGTCTTTGATAATATACCAACCCTTGAATCTTTTGCAAGCGTTCCTGTATTAACACACTCAGAAGAACTCATAAACGAGAACCCTGAACGTCTTATCTTAAGATATGTCATACCGAAACTTCTTTTGTCAGCCTTACAAGCCTCCCAAAATATATATAGTATACGGTTTGCTTCACGATAGTCAGGATACCCAACATCAATAGATGTCCATTGCAGGTACATATAATGTGCTCCTGTCATATATGTAGGCACGCCATTGTTCATAAACCAATGCCCATACTCTCGTGAATCAAATTCAGATTCAATATAATCAACCCACCTATCTTTAAACTCAGATGGCTTATCATTCCATTGGAATATGGATTGAATCTTCTGTAAGTCTTTTGGTATTTCTTCTCTCTGCCAATACTGCTCCTCTTTCTTACCACTTCTTTTGTACACCTTATTAGGCACTAGTGGTAATGCTATAGGCAATCCCTGTATAGACACTACTTCACCTATCTCACCGGTCTTTGATATGATAACCATATCATACTTCTCATCATACCCATACTTCCAACTCTTTGCCTTGTTTTTATTTTTCAAGACACTCTTTGGGACGTAATCTTCTAGTGTGACGTATAAGTTATTTTGACCTTCGTTCTGCAAATCCTTGTTTTGTATCTATCTTACTTTTTCCTTTCTCGGCAGACTCTAATGCCTCCCTTTCAAGTTCTATCCTATTTAATATCTCAAACGCATCAAATATTGCTAACTTCTTTGTAGCTGCTGCATTCTTTAGTTTATCGGCAGCTAAGTCATCTTCCGGGTCGTGCTTTATAATATCTTCCTTAGCAACCTTTATTAACTGCTCAACAGCTCTATGACCTGCCTGTATTATTTTTTTCTTTGTTTCCTTTACGTTCATAGGCTCATTGTTATTTGATGGTCGTATACTCTATATAGCTTTTCATCATCAACCGTAAACTCGTACTCGCTATCAGGAGTAAAGCTAATTCTATCCCCGGACTTTAATCCCATAGATGTCAGATACTCGTTAGGATATTTCATTATACCTACTAACGGTTCTTCTACACTATTCTTATATATAACAGAATCCTCTTTTTTGATTGGCTCTACAAAACAATATCTATCGTGTGCGTTCCAACCCTTATCATTCTTATACATAAAGAACTGTTCGTTGTCTACAAAAAACAGGTCATCCTTAAAAAAGCTCCTTCCGCTTTTTTGCCTACCCTTCATATCATTATAAAACTTAAATACGTTGTGATGTACGAGTAAGGTGTCTCCTACCTTAACTCCTCCTGTGTAGCCGATTGGAAGCTCGATAACCTCAGCATATCTGTTTGAAAACATATGGTCTTCTTCAGATGTACTAACGACAAGCTCTAGTCCTGCTATCTCTTTTGTGTTGTCGTATCGTCTTCCTTTTAATGGCTTTACTATAAAGTAAAACGGTGATTTCATTAAAAGTTTATGTTGTATTCAATAGATACGGGTACGGTTTCATTAAACTCTTTCCAAACAAATACTTCTTGCCCGGACTGTATCCATATCTCGATTGATTTTTTTTCTTTATTAAATTTAATTAAATGTATTGTATGACTATTATTCAGGACAGACTGACCTGTTATATAGTGCATAGCACCCGACTTATAGTCAGGTCCAATAGATATCTTCCTAATAATTCCCATTAATAAACAACGCACACAACGCTAGAGCTTGTTCCGTCTCCTGCGTTTCTATACATTCTACCTACTGCTAGTCCTGCCGATACAGCAGCAGCATTATCTGCATACACAGGAAGTGTTACTGCTACTTGAGATAATAATGCAAGTACAGAATCTACCGTGTAGTTCTTAGTTTTATTTGCATCTTGTTCGTCAGAACCTATTAATATATCTGTTAGGTTAACTTGACCTGATATTGGGTATGTACTAATTATCGCCATTTGTTACTTTTCCTGTTTGCACATTGATGACAGCATCATCTCCGTATTTTTCTAATAATTTTTTCTCTTCCTTAATGTAAGCAGCTTTCATTGACTCTATCTCTTTTAATAAAGCATCCTGTGCAATGAAGGTGTCAGCTATTCTGATTTTAACATTGTTATACTCTGTTACTAATCCTTGCAATAGCTCTAGCTCATCTTTACTTAATTCTTTCATTTGATTATATTTTTTACAAATATAAAACTTTTTTATCTTTGCAGTATGAAGAGTCCACAAGTAATTATTTTTATAGCTTTATATTCACTTATAGCTACAGCCATTATAACTAATCTATTGTTTGTTAAAAAAGCAGAGAATAAGATTATATCACCTAAACACAATACTATATCTACCGATACGGTGTATATGTCTATTGATAGCTTGGATTCTAAAAGAGATACAGTAAAAATATACTATGAAACAAAAATTAGCAATTATCATATACTGCCTTCTTCTGAACGTATCAGCCTATTCGCAAGTCGGATTAATAGATAATAACGGAGATACATTGGTTGCCATCACTCTTGAGCAGATGGATAACATATACGTTGAGCTAATCCAAAAAGATAGCCTAATGGAACAGGCTATTATAAGCTCTTCTAAGGAACTTAAACTATACGAGCTAGTATCTATATCCGAAAGTAACTTGAAGTCTTGTGAGGATGTCTTAAAAGATGCCTCAGATAACAATACTTATTTGATGTCTGAGAACAAGAAAATAGATAGTAAACTTAAAAGGACTAGAAAGGTTGCCATATATACTACTATTTTTGCT